GTGCCCGGCCGGCGTGGTGAACTGCTGGCGCCAGGCCTGCCACAGCGCCTGGCGGGTGGCGTCGGCGAGGTTGTGCGCGTTGCGCGCGGCGTCGACGGTCTCGGTCGGGCCGGCCCAGTGCTGGAAGTTCAGCCAGGGGCGGTCGTAGAGGTCCGGGGCGATCGATGACCCGCCGGTGCGGCGCACCACGACCAGCGGGACGAAGAACGGCACGCCGTCGGGCACCCGGCTCATGATCGCGACGTCGTGGCCGAGGATGCCCGGCAGCGTGTCGCGCAGGATCGGCAGGATGACGTCCATCGGGTCTACGGAGAAGGTCAAGCGGCCTCCCCGTCAGTAGAGTGACCGCGTGCTCGCTGAACACACGATGATCGGAATCGCCCGGTGCCCCTATTGCCAGTCAGACGTCCAACTGACTCAGGTAGCACGTGTCGACTCAGACGCGGACATGGAGTGGATGAGCGAACCCACGCGAGTACTTCCGTGCACCGAATATGAACTCACGCACTTCGTGCCTCGTAGCCCGTGGTCCGACTGGGACGAGCACACCTGGACCGGAGCGGAATTCCAGATGCGGCGAGTGTTCGCGATGGAACTGGTGCCCGCCTAGTCACCCGGCCGCCCGGCCGCGCGACCGGAGTTCCGCCGCCGGCGCGGGCCCTGCGTGAGCCCGAACGCCCGGGACAGCGCGCGGACACCCTGCGTCGGGGAGTCGCCACTGCGACCGAACTCGATGGCCGCCGCGGCTGCGGCGTAGTTGTTCGAGCGGCTGCGCCGGTCGGTGAGGCTGACGAACGAGTCGACCTCACCGCGGGAGACCTCGATCGAGGAGTGCCCCTCGTCGCGGTGCGCGGCCAGGTAGCCCTTGGCGATGGCCGCCTTCTCCCGGGCCGTCTTGTTGACCGCCCGGATCACCCCGACCTCGTGGGCGATCTTGTCCTGCATCCGGCCGTCGTCGAGGATCCACTCGATCCGCATCTCAAGACTCCTCGTGCATGGTGGCGCTGACGTGCCGGCTGCCAGGGCTGGCCTCGTGCAGCAGCGGCCCACCCATCAGGGTCATCGACCGGTCCCGGCCGTCCGGGTGGTGCCAGACAACGCGGCTCCACCAGCCCAGCGGGGCGTCGCGGGCGAAGAACCGGTAGGCGTTGTCCACCCGCTGGCCCTGGGTGACCGACAGTGCCGGAAACGCGCCGCGGGTCGAGGCCAGCGGCTGCACCAGGCAGTTACGGATCTCGACCGGGGTGTCCGAGGGGCGCTTGACCGTGTTCCCGTAGGTGTCGGTAACCGTCTCCTCGACCCAGATCGTCACGTGGTGCGGGCCGTGGTCGAGCATGAGGGACATCGACTAACCTCCCCATGCATGAAGTTGGTCGATGCTGCGAAATTCCGAGTCGCGCTAGTCCGCTACGCGATCTACCGCAAGAAGGAACACGGCCTCATCTGGCTAGCTGCACGATTGCCTCACGCACTCACGGACAGGGTGTTGGCACATGTTGCGGTGGCGACGATGAAGGACAACGAATCGCCTGCACAACTTGGCTACATGGACACGTGGAAGCGCTGGAGCGACCGCGAACTACGTGGTCACGCCGCAAAGCGCCACCCCAGCACTCACTCATAGACCGTGTCGAGCGGGAACAGCTCGCAGCCGAACGAGTCCTCGTAGAAGATCGTGTTCGGCAGGCACTCGTTGCGGGTGATGGGCTGCGTCCACAGGCCCGTCCGGCCGGTCGCCCGGCGCAAGATCTTGATCTCACCGTCGGTGAGGTAGACCCCGGGCTGCACACCGGTGCGCTGATAGGTGTAGTCGCCCGAGCTCTCCGAGGAGAACCCGCCGGGGTTCCGCATGGTCCGTTCGGCGGCGCGGAGTACCACCGCCCGGACCGACCCGGGCACCAGTTCGGGCTGCAGCAGCCCGGTGACCGAGTCGGTCCAGACGGTGTCTCCGACCTCTTCACGGACCAGTGCGGAGGCGTCCTCCAGGACCGCGACGGCGCGCACCAGCTCGTCCCCGTCCAGCTGGCGGCCCAGCCGGGCCTGCAGGTCGGTGACGTCGGCGAGCATCTCCACGAGGACCTCCGGTCGTTCAGTGTGGTTAGTCCGCGCAGTGAAGAACTACAAGCTGATCTTCACCGCACGCACGAACGCGGCGCTCGCACCCGCAGTCGCCGTGGCGATGGTGACGTCCGGGGACGAACCGCCGGTCAGCGACGCGGTCGCGGTCATCTCCGCGACGTTCACGCCATTGGTGAAGGTCACCGTGAACGGGCCGCCCGCCGCACCGGTGACGGTGACACCGCCGGCCTCGATGTTGGACAGCGCCTCCAGACGCTGACGCACGGTGAGCGCGGTCGCGTTGTAGGCGATCGCCGCGGTGGTCTGACCCGACCAGGTCAGCGTGAACGTGCCGCCGGTCGGTGAACCCGTGACCGTAACCGTCTGCGCCTCGTTCGCCCCGTCGGCGACGATGCTGGTGCCGATGTAGGTGTCCACCAGGCTTCGATCTTGAACGTTCCGGAAGTCGTAATCGCGAAGCCAGCGAACGGCCATACCGTAGGCGGTCTGCGACGCCCCGAAGGGGACACCGTCGGGCTTCATCGGCGCGCGCAGACCGAGCACGTACGCGGTCTTGTGGAACGCGAACGCGAGGTTCGACGGGAGCGCGTTGGACACGTAGACCGGGAACCCGGCCAGGCGGCCCAGCTCGGCCCGGCGCAGCGCACCGTCGCTGCCGGAGTGGTCGACCCGGGCGAGGTGCTCGCTCTTGAGGATCGCGTTCTCCACGTCCGCACCGCAGACGACCGCGCGGCCCTCGCGGGGGATGTTCGACTTGTTCAGCGCGGTGTAGGCGTCGATCAGCGTCTTCCACGGGTCCGTGGAGTCGAAGGTCAGGCTGGTCGCGTAGGTCGCGCCGGTCATCTCCGCGGCCACCGCGTTCTCGATGCCCTCGGCGACCGCGCGCACCTGCGGCTCGAGAATCTGCGCCCCGAAGTCGCGGATGTCGAGCGTGAGCTCCTCATCGGTGACCGGCACGGCGCTGTAGACCGCGGTGTCGAGCGTGACGTCGACCTTGGTCTCGGTCAGCTCGTCCATCGTGATGATGCCGGTGCCCTCAGACGCAGCGCCGCGAGTGCCGCGCAGCGCCCGGGTCCGGGCCGTGGTCCGGGCGGGCACCCGGATGGAGATGGTGTCGCCGCCGGCGCCGCGGAAGTCGCCGCCCGCGTCGCGCCACACCAGGCCGGGGAGCACGATCTCGCGCTCCAGCAGGCCGAGAGCCGCCGCCGCAATGACGGTCGGCTTGATGAAAGTGTTTGCCATCGCTAAATACCTCCAAGAGGTTCAGGGGAGCTGAAACCGCTGGCGGCCGATGGCGTTGAGGCCGTGCGGTGAAATACCTATCTGCTCTTTCGGATCTGCTCGGCGAGCTTGCGCGGATCCGTTTCGGTCGCTTCTTCCTCTGGGTCGCCGCCGCCGCGCATCCGCTCCCGCGGACGGGACGGGGTGCGCGACTTCACCGGCTCCGGAGCGGGCGCAGGCGCGAACTGCGCGTACAGCTCCTCGGCGGAGGCTTCGAGTTCCTCGTCGGTCTTGCCGCTGAGGTACTTCGAGACCAGCCGGATGTGCTTCGGGAGCGCGTGCTCGGGGGCGAACTCCTCGGCGATGTCACGCCGCTTGGCGGCCGATGACACCTGACCGAGCTGCTCCTTGAGCGTGTCGCGCTCGTCGATCAGGCGCTGCAGCTCGGACTTGTTCGCGCTCTCGTACTTGGCGAGCTTGCGGCGCAGGTCCTCGGCTTCCGCCTTGGCCTTGTCGCGCTCGGCGCGAACAGCCTTGCGCTGCTCCTTCATCGCCTCCAGGGCGCGGCGGCCCGGCTCACCGAGCTCCTCGTCGTCATCCTCGGAGTCGCTGTCGGAGTCCTTGTCGCGACCACGGTCCTTGCGGTCCCGTCGGCCGTCGCGATCGGAGCGACCGTTGCGGTCGTCGTCATCGTCGTCGGCGAGCAGGCGCTCGGCGTCGTCGTCGCTGATGTCCAGGCGCTGGTCCTGGTCATCGTTCTGGTCGTCAGCCATTGCGGCCTTCTCTCGGTTGTG